GCATACGCGGATGAGTACTTCGAACGCAGCATGGTCGGGAAGTCGATCCAGGGCGGCGACCACATCCAGACTCTCGCCGCTGCGTGCCGCGTCCAGGCCGAGCAGCTACGGGAACTGCGGGAGGCGCTGGGCGCGATTCTCAACGACGGACGGCCGATCCCGTGGGCGCGGTGCGCCGCTATCGCTGACGCCGCCCTCTCCCGCACCGAGGCCGACAGGTGAGCGGACAGTGGGTGTTCTTCCTGATCCTCGCCGCGTTCGTTCTGGGCCTGATCTGCGGACGGGTTGCGCCATGAGCGCCCGCAGCGAGGCCGACGGGTGAGGTCCGCGGTGTTCACGGTGAGCGGCATTCCCCAGCCCGCCGGGTCGAAGAAGGGATTCGTCAACCCGAAGACCGGCCGGGTGATGATCACCGACGCGGCGAAGAACTCAAGGCCCTGGAAGGCGATGGTCACGACCGCCGCGCGGGACGCGATGGACGGACAGGGCGTCCTCACCGGCCCCCTGCGCCTGTTCATCGAGTTCTACTTCACCCACCCCAAGGCCCACTACGGCACCGGCCGAAACGCCGAGAAGCTGAAGCCCTCCGCCCCCGAATGGCCCGCGGTCAAGCCGGACATCGACAAGCTGTCCCGCGCGGTCATGGACGCCTGCACCGGGGTCGTCTGGCGCGACGATGCACAGGTTGTGCAGAAGATTGTGGAGAAACGCTACGGGGCCTGGGCGCGGGCGGAGGTCTACGTGAGCGCGGCGAGTCCGGCGAACGTGTTCCCGATCGAGAGGCTCGACTCGCGCAGGATCTGAGGGCGCGGATGTCCGCGTATATAAGTACTGTCAGCCCGTGAGTCCCTCCTGGTGGCAGCAGCCCTACCCCGGCGCACCTCCGCCGAAGGGACTCCCTTCTTTCATCCGCGCTCTCTACCCGCCCTCGGCGAAGAACAAGGGCAAGACGCCGTCCACGAACGGCCCGGACGTGGAGGCCGTGAAACGCGCGAACTCGCGTCTCGGCCGCTGGCCGTGGCAGAACTTCGACCAGGAATACTCCGACCGCTTCGCGCTCGGCGATCCCTCCTCCGTCGTCGGCAACTCCGGCATGGCCGGGTTCCAGCGCCAGCAGGGGATCGAGGACACGGGCTGGATGGGCGAGAAGACCTACAACGCGCTCGCCTACGCGACCATCCCGGTCGGCCTCCCGCACGCCGGGGACCACGCCTTCGACCAGACGGCGATCGACCTCCTGTGCGAAGCGGCCGACATATATAAGGAGAAGCCGGGGAAGCTGACCCGCAAGGCGATCCCCTCGCCGAACTACTCAGGCCGGGGCGGGGCCAGCGTCAGACTGATCGTCCTGCACACCGCGGAGGGAGCGCTGACGATCGAAGCGCTCGGTAACTACTTCGCCAACCCCGGCGTTGACGCCAGTTCCCACGTCGGTGTAGACGACAAGGCCGGTGTGATCGGGGAGTACGTACAGCGTGCTTCCAAAGCCTGGACGCAGGCGAACGCCAACCCGGTCGCGGTCAGCGCCGAACTGTGTGCGTTCGCCAACTGGTCGGCGGCGGAATGGAATCAGCATCCCCAGATGCTGGAGAATACGGCGCGTTGGATCGCCGAGGAGGCCGCCGCCTTGCAGATCCCGATCGTCAAGCTCTCCCCCTCCCAGGCCCAGGGGTCCGGCCGGGGCGTCTGCCAGCATGTGGATCTCGGGTCATGGGGTGGCGGACACTACGACTGTGGCGGCAGCTTTCCGATCGACTCGGTCTTGGACAGGGCAAAGACGCTGTGAGCGAGGACGAGCGGCAGGAGCGCAAGATCGACTGGCCGCCTCCGCGCGAAGACCCGGAGGAGGAGCCGTCGGAGCCGTGGGCACGGGAGCCGCGCGAAGGCGACAAGCCGCCGGACTGGATCGGAAGGCCGTGATGTGGACTGGGCTTCCCTCGGGGCGTTCCTGTCCGGCATCGGCGCGGTGATCAGTTCGGTGGCCTACGTGAAGCTCGTGCGCCGCCGTGCCGACGAGGAGTGCGAGAAGCGGATGCAGGCGTTCAAGGACGGGTTGCATGAACGCGATCAGGGCTAACCGGACGATCATCTTCCTGGTCGTCGCGCTCGTCTTGGCGTCGACCGCGGGCTTCTTCGCCGCCACCGCGATCGGCGTCGGCACGCAGGCCCCGACGCTCACCACCACGGTCAACGTCGCCACCGGCCCTCAGGGTCCTCCAGGCTCCCCCGGAGCCGAATCGTGCCCGGACGGGTCGAAGTTCGGCGAGCTTGTGATCAACCATCCGGGCGGGCAGACGAAGATCCTGACCTGCATCGAGAACTAGGAGGAGCGATGGCGGGGAAGAAGGTCACGATCCGTAAGAAAGGCAAGAAGCCGGTCACCTTCCAGAAGGGCGGCCTGCACCAATCGGTCGGCGTTCCCCAGGGCCAGAAGATCCCCGCCTCCAAGATGGCGGCGGCGAAGGCCGGGCGTTACGGACCGAAGGCGAAGAAGCAGGCGAACTTCGCCACCGGGATGCTCGCCGCCGGGCGCCGCACGGCCGCGAAGAAAGGGAAATGATGCCCGGCAAGAAATACGCCTCGATCAAGAAGCCCGCCATGTACGAGGACCTGAAGCAGAAGGGCCTTTCCAAGTCCTCGGCGGCGGCGATCTCCAACGCGGCAGCGGCAGGCACCCTGCGAAGAGGAGGTAAGAAGGTGGCCGGTAAGAAGGGTGGCGGGCTTGCGAACTTCGGCGGCAAGAAGGCCGCGCCGTTCACGAAGGGCGGCGGTCGGAAGAAGTCCTCGACGAAGACGGCGACCGGGGCGATGAAGAAGGCGGCCGGGAAATGAATCGGGTGGTCACGCTCGGGGACATCGCGTTGGCGGTGATCGCCGTCTGCGTGGTGATCGCCGTCTTCAACGGCTGGGGGAACTGAGAGAAGAGAGGGAGGCCACGGAGCAGCCTCCCTCTCGATCGCAAGAAACAGCGGAAGGAGTAGCCCCAGTCTACGGGCGGCAGGCCCACGGCCTCCAGCCCGCGACCCGCCAGTAGCGCGAGGCTGCCCTCGCCTGGCCCCAGGCCGTCCAGGCGTGCCCGTAGCGGGCACGCTCCGAACTGCCCATCTGGAACAGGCCCAGGTACTGGCCGTTCTGGGCATACACGTTCCAGCGTGACTCGCACCAGGAGACGTTCTCGGCTTCGCGCCAGTGCGAGCCGAACCAGTAGACGATCGCCTGGTGAACTGAGGCCGGTGCGCTGTATGTTCCGGATCCTGCTTGCTGGGGAGCGAGTAGGAACGCGAGCGCGCCCGCCAAGGCGGCGAGGGCTTTCACACGGGTGTCCTCCTTGCTACGGCGGGCCGCTCACAGGGACGGCGGCCCTCGTTGTCGGGATCGGCGGAGCATAATCGGATCCGTGGTCGACGTCGTCATGCTCCCGGAGGAGCGCGAGTACGTCACGCGCGCCTACCGGCGGCAGAGGGCGATGGAGCACCCGGCTTTCATGCTCCAGTTCATGCACTGCGTGGACGCCAAGACCGGCGAGGACTTCGACTTCGACGTCCTCACCCAGGAGGAGCGCGAGTCGATCGACCTGGACGGGGAGGCGGGGCCGTGGTTCTGGCACCGGGCGATCCTCGACTCCTGGATCCGGCAGGAGGTGAGCCTGGAGTACAAGGCCCGCCAGATCGGGATCACCTGGCTGGGTGCGGCCTACGGACTCTGGAAGGCGCTGGCGAATCCGGGCGCGCGCGTGCTGGTGATCTCGATCAACCTGGAGGAGGCGCAGAAGGTGATCGCGAGGGTCTGGGGGATGTACCAGTCGCTCCCCGTCTACATGCACGACCACCTGGTGCTGACCAAGCCCTCACGCGGCGGACTCCCCTCGCAGGAGATCGAGTGGACGACCAGGGACGGCACGCGCCGCTCCTCGATCCTTGCCCTCCCCTCGACTCCCAAGGCGGGCCACGGGGAGACGGCGGCGCTCGTCTTGCTGGACGAGCACGCGCGGCAGGAGTTCGCCCGCCAGTCCTGGAAGGCGGCCTTCCCGATCATCGACGGCGGCGGGCAGGCGATCATCGTCTCGACCGCGAACGGGATCTCGACCGAGGACGGCGAGGGCGAAGCCCAGGGGAACTTCTTTCATTACTTATGGACGCACGCCGAGTCGATGCGGATCGACCGCCGCTTCCTCGGCGTCTTCACCCACCCTCACCGCGACGACACCTGGTACCGCGAGAACGCCGTCCGCCTCCCCGCCTCCGACCGGGCAGAGCAGTACCCGCGCACCCCGGAGGAGGGCTTCATCGGCACCGGCCACTGCTGGTTCGACCTGGACAAGCTGAACGAGTACCAGAAGGTGTGGCGGGAGGAGAAACGCAAGTGGCTGTACCGGATGAAGTTCGTCGAGCAGTTGAAGAAGGCCGCGATCGTCAGGGACAAAAACGGCGAGTGGCGGGTCTATGAGGAGCCGAAGGCCGGGCACGGATACGCGGTCGCCGCCGACGTCGCCTCCGGCTCGGGGGACGACTTCTCCGCGGCCTGCGTGATCGACCTGACGAACGGCCGCTGGGTCGCCGAGTTCCACGCCCGCGTCGGCGAGGACATCCTTGCCCGCGACCTCTACTACATCGGCAAGTGGTACGGGGCGCAGTCGGGCTGTCACGGCGACGCGCTGATCGGGGTGGAGCTTCAGGGCGGCTACGGACGCGCGACGATCATCGCCCTGCGCGACGGGATCAAGGGACGCAGGCCCTACACGAAGCTCTACCGACACGAGGAGCGCGCCTCGGAGACGATCGCCCCTTCGGAGCGCGAGCGCTTCGGCTACCCGATGTCGCTCGCTACGCGCCCCCTGATCATCAATCAGTTGGAGGAATGGATCCGCGAGGGTTACTGTCCCTGGATCACCCCCGACCTCGACTCGGAGCTTCGCACCTTCTCCAAGCGTGAGACACGGCCCTCACCGCGCGCGCTGGAAGGCTGCAACGACGACCGGGTGATGTGCGCGGGGATCAGTCTCGACCTGTACAGGATGTACGGTCACCACGAGCGCAAGCGCAAGCCGAAGCGCGTCCGCGAGCGCTGGAAGAATGCCCGCTACGCCTGGGAGGTGAACTGATGGCGCAGGACTTGATGGCAGCACTGGGAGGAGGGGGGCCGGGAGGTCCGCCGCCGGGGCCTGATCCGACGCAGGGTGGAGGGCCGGGAGGGCCAGGAGGCCCGCCGGGGCCGCCGCCACCCGACCTGGCCTCGATCCTCGGATCGAGCGGCACACCGACAG